GCCGCCAATACCAACTAGATCATTCAAATAACTTGCGGGGTCAACTAGATGAACATCTGAGATTGCGTAATCTTCAATATATGGAATAAGATTTGTTGTAACTCCCGGACCGTCTAATAATCTTCTTAGTTCTTTTGAGCCCTCGACATCAAATTTGCTGGGTGTCTCAAGATATGGAATGTTATCAAGATTGTTAGGATTCTCAATCAGAGCAGCAACCATTTCATCAAAAAAGTTTCGATCAAAAGTCCAAAAAGCAAAATCCCAATTGTCTTCGAATAATTCATTTTTATTGGGAGATATGAGATCCTCAAGATACGCTTGATTTAGACCTCCTGATTTAATCAGTTTGATTGTTTGGTCTGCAAACTTACCAATAAATGCTTCGTACGCGGTTGTTAACGCTGTGTCACTAGCAAAATATGCCGCCGCCAGCGATACAGCGGTTCCCAAGCCCGGTATTAATTGCCCAGCGACACTTGCAAGAGTAAGATCAGCAAATGTATCTTTGTCAATGCCTTGAAATTGAGATTTGTTCGCAAAAATAACCTGTATTTCATTAGCAGATAATTGAGTGCTTTCATCAAATATCTTTTCTACTAAATCTTGTACTTGTGTATCGGTAAGAGCCATTAGCTAATCACCTGTAAAACTCGCGCCAATGGTCTCGGTATCATCAAGGTATCACCGACCTGAATATCTCCCTCAAAAGGAATTTGGTTGAACTGGGCGATTATATACCAGAATTTTGCATCTCCGTAAAACTTCTCGGAAACTTTGTAGTAATCATCACCTGACTGCCAGTAGTATTTGTGCAAGGTCAGATTGTTTATCTGCTTGGTTGAGGGATATTTTAATTTTTTTGTTCGGTATTGCTCCACCTGCTTGATGTTTCTCTCTTCGAACAGATCCTCGTACTGAGGATTACTATTAATCGCTTTGCGTCTTTGGCTATCTCTGGACACTTTAGTCTCCCATTGTTGTCTTAATTGTACTTATGGGATTCGGCAAAAGTCCCAACTCAGCAGCAGACACATCTTGTGTGCCCTCTAGAACCGGTAATGAATCCGAGTTAAACGGGAACCCCGGCAATTGCGACTCGTTGTTGAATATTACATTTTCTTGATGGAGCACATTGAAGTCGCATGATAAAGAGATAACCTTTGGATAAAACTTACCATCATGAACAAACATGCCTTGATCTAATTGTGGTGCCCAGTTAATACCGCTTGTGTATCCAAGCAGCCCGTCATCAGTGCCGGGAGCCGAAGTTGAGATCAAATTTGCAAACTTAAGTTTAAGCAGAGGCGGCTTAGCAAGAGAGTTGGCTGCTGTAGCAGTTATGGTCTCACCAGTTTCAGGAGAGAATGTGTTGGTCTCCGAATAAGAGGGGTAAAGCATTTGAATGAGTGACGAACATTTGTGCAAATTGTTTTTTGCATCATTGAGATCATAAGCAGGGATGCTCCATCCCACATTAATTGTTCTTGTGGTGTTATCATACGTGGCGATGGGGTCCATTCTTCCAAAAACATTCTCAGAATTCCATGTAGAAGCAAAGTTTTGAGAGAAATCAGTTAAAAATGCCTTGAAAATAACACTTTTACCCGAGATCATGCTGCGAAACTCTAGTAAAGCCCCTGTTTGGGTTGCATACTCTGATGATTTGTCTTGTGAACTGAAGAAATAATTTGGAATCATGTTTAAACCCTACTCTTGAACCACTTTCAGTACTGCATCTTTAAACTCTTGTCCTCCGATGGATATGTTTACTTTCATATCATCAAAGTTGAGGATGTTTTCAAGATTGTTTTGAACATTTACGGCGCTTGCGTCAATGCGAGCACCAGTCATAGAATCTTTAGCGGTTCCAACATTAAGTAGGGCCAAGTTCTCAAGAACCGACGAAATCTTAACTTTCTTTCCGTCAAGTGCGTTAGCAGTGTCCGATAATTGGGTCAAACCGGCAGACATAGCAGAAAATACACCAGCCACTGCCGACATACTTTCCATATCCAAGTTAACCAAAGAGGACATGATTGTGCCTATGGAGTCCATAATCTCAACTGGGAACTGCTGAAGCGCTAATCCGATTGCAACCAGACCACCAGCCAGTAATGCAAAACCAGCCAAAACGACACCACCACCGATACCAGCAGTCGCCGTCATTAAGGCAGCAAGACCAACCGCTATTCCAACCATTGTTATTAACAGGACGCTTAATCCGGCAAAAGCAGCAAAGTCAACACCCTGTATGCCTTGGCCAATCAACAAAATAGCGGCACCGATACCAAGAAGTGCAACCGTTAAGATTGCAAACCCAGCGGCATTGGCTGTGACTGACCTTCCGATGTTATTCACGGCAGCACTAATTCCAGCACCGGCTTGACTTGCACCTGTGGCTGCGGCGGGAGCAGTTGTTCCTATAAGAGTGAAGCCCGCGCTTAAGGTTTTAAAGATACCAATGAAGCCAGCCAAGCTTTTTGCTGCAAGAAAGAGTCCGCCAAATGCGGCGACGGTTCCAACGATCATTTCTTTTTGTGCAGGAGTAAATTCATTAAAGAAGTCTAATGCTCCTTGAAGCAAGCTGTGAATTGATTCTAAGATTGGGACTACAGCCACACCGAACTCAGCCATTATAAGTTGGAATTTCTCTTGGATTGGGACTGTCTTCGAAACTGCTTCTTCAAATGCTGCTTGTGACGAGGCAGACTCATCCATTCTGTTTTGGTATTCTCTAAACTTTCCGAGGTCCATTCCAAAGATTCGCTGTGCTTCGTTGAGATCATCAATACCAGCGGCAGCAGCGATTGCTTTTTGCTGGAAACGACCAAGATCTGAAAAGGCTCGGCCTTGGAGCTGCATGGTTTGGATCAGAGTCTCGATCCTTTCTTCCTCGCTTTGTCTCAGAAGGTCAACACCTGATAACTGCGTACCCAAAAGAGCGTTAAGTTTTCCAGTTGTTTCAGCAGCGCCAGCAAATGTATCAAATCTACCTGCGAGTCCAAGCAGTTTGTCCATCTCAACACCAGCAACTTTCGCTGCGGCAGCAAGACCTTTAAATACTTCTGGTGCGCGGTCACCATAAACGGCTAATGTTGGTAATGCTGATTTGAATTGTTTTGTAATCTCGGCAGAAGTCATACCAATGCTCTTACCCATCATCGCGATTTGTTTTGTTGTTTCAATCGCTTGATCAGAAGTTTGACCAAGGTTTTGAGTAAAGAACTGAACCATTTGTCCGGAGGTTCCTGCATCAACCCCGATTCTTTGAAGTTGTGCCGTTGTGCTTATGAGGTTTGCTCTTGCCGATTCATTGATATTTACAAAATCGGTGAAATTGGATGCTAATCCTATCATAGCTTGGGAAGCACCCTCCATTGTAACACCAAGATAATTACCCTGCTGTTGTGCGGATCTCATTGATTGAGTAAACTGACCGCCCAAACCTGTGGCTGCTGCAAATGAAGTTGAAGCAGAGTCTAACTGCTTAACAAGCATGGCCGTAGATTCTGCGACCACATTCAAAGCATTTCCAAATAAATTAGTAAAATTAAAAGTATCGACGATTGATTGCTTGAATTGTTCTTGGGCTTCTTTGCTGTTTTGTAACTCGGTACCAAGTTTTCTAATTCCCAATGCAGCATTAACCAATGGCCCCTTTCCGAAGAGCACCATCTTTGATCCAAGAGAATCCATCATCTTGGAATATTTGCCTCCTACTGCTTCGCCTTCTTTTACTTTGTTGTTGAATTCGTCTTGTGCTTCGGAGAGATTATCAAGAGTGACGCCTTTTAGATCATACGTTTCTCTGATAATATCCAGTTGTTTCTCAAATTCTGCGGTTGCTTCTTCGTTAAGAGCACCTTCTTCTAATTCAAGCTCGTATGCCTGTCTCAGAACATTAAGTTCTTCAGCCACCAATCGATTACGTGCTTGTCTCGCCTCAACTCCATTCTGAACAGCATCGGCCATTTGTATTTCTAGTTGTGCCTCTTCTCTCTTAAGGGCAAGTCTTTTTTCCAAATCCGCAGAGTCAACAGCTGTTGCTTTTGCTGCTTTAAGATCTGCGAGTTCTTTTTTTATTTGATCAAACTCAGCCTTTTCTTCTGGGGTCATCGCCATTTACTATCCCTCGTCAGTGAAAGGCCAAGTGATCCCAGTGGTGCTTTCGAATTCACCAACTGCTTGATCCAATAGATCTCTTGTTTGTACAGTCATGGGCGCATCTTTGCCGTGCGCAATGTATGATTCAAGATAATTCTTTTCTGCGATGATCGCTTGAGCATACGCCTGAACGTCTTTTAATTTGCCTTTTATGGAGATTTGTGGCATTTCTTGCTCATTAAGATTAGCAATCATGTCTACATCTTTACCATAAATGTATTTCAGAATAGTCTTGTTCCATTCGCCAAAAGCCTTTAACCAACTTTCAGTCAAGAGCTTGGGGTTTCTCGTTAAATCAATCTGCATAATAAATCTCCGATATTATAAATAGTTTTATAAAAAAAATGCCCTCGACGGGCATTATTTACTTTTTCTGGATTTCTCCATTTGCTTCTTTTCTTCTTCGTATTGCTTCTGGAGTCGTTTAACGAACCAGTTTCGCAAACCAATCGGCAAATTGTAGGCTTCAATGAAGGACCATCCCCCGAAATGCATCAATAAAAAGAATTGTTCGTAAGATGCTTCTGTGTATTTATCGGTCAGGCCAAAGAAAGTCGGCCCCAAAGGGCACCTCCATTTCCTGTTCGTGGCCACAAGAACTGCACTCAAAGTTTTCATTTACTGAAATATCTGGATTAACCTTTTTGTAAGCGTTTTTAATAAACCGAGAATCTCTCAAAGGCATGTTATCCACATAATAAGCGATAACATCTTTTGCTGCATTCCCCTGTACTGATTTAATCATCATTTTGTATTGATCAGTCATCAGAGATTCTTGTTGCATTCCTTTTTTTCTACTCTCAGCCATTCGACTTAAGAAAAGCTCATGCTCACCAGTCAGAGGCGCGATTTCAACATCAAACTTGCTATAAGGAGCGGTGACTATAAACGTGTTGTTTGCGGTCTTCCTGATTCCCAAGTCGGGATCCTCTGCACTTTCCTTAATTGTTTTGTTGTTAAGATCAAAAGTCATCAGTTGTTTGGTCGCACAATTGGGACAAGTTACTTGGGTCTCGTAATCGCTTCCATAACCAGAAGCACGAGCCGCGATTAAGATTGCATTCTTGTCGCCAATAAGCAAAGAGTTTACTTTGATCTTCTTGTTAACGATTACGCTTTGCAAGAACCTATCAATAGCAATACCTTTCTTTAGCAGAGTTCGAGAGGTCAATATGTCCTCCTCTTTTGCAGTCATGAATCTGATTTCAATTTCTTCTTTATCTTTAAGCGGATGGCCTTCGGTATACAATTTACCTCTGGAAGGCAAATCAACCATCTCGGTTGGTGTTACAAAGTCCAAAGGACTCGCAGCAGTAGCAGCAACTGGTGCTGAACTTTCGCTTTGGGGACCAATTCTATCCCCGTTGTTTCTATTACTCAAATTTCACCTCTTTAAATTACATCAGGATTGGGGTTATCAGCTATCGGATCAAATGCATCCGTGATACCTCCATCGTCTGACATGTTTTCTTGGCCTATCTCGGAGGCCAATAATGGATTGGTTGCAACTTCTATTAATTCCGCCCAATCATACGCTATCGTCATTTCTAATCCGACAAGATCTTCGGAGGAGTAATCCAAATCACCAAAATTAATTGATGTAATGATTCCCCCGTTTAATATCCATTTTTCCAATGCTTCGCCATCGGCATTTAATTGTTGAATCTCAAGGTTGTCTACATACAAGCTTGATTGAGACTTTGATATTCCGTCAACAAAAGAACGGATATCTGATTGATTTGGATAAATATAACCAAAGTTAAATATTTTTCTTAATAATCTTTGTGTGACCTCAGATGTATCAACCATACTAATGCTTATATCGTTCCAAGTTAAAAGCGCTGGATACTTAAAAGTATGGTTAATGAGTTGGTATTCGCCTGTACTCACTTCAAAAGATGGCTTTGTAACGGTCTTGGCCCAATACCAAACAGATTCACCAGCAATGACCCCCTCATTGGAATCAAGTATGGCGAATCTATATTTTTGTTTTGGGTCGTTTGAGTCTGTCCAAAAAGCCATTTAAACCTCTATTCGACTGGATCGTTATTTACCGCTTGTGAATTATCAACATTAGGTTGGTAGTTAGGGGCTTGACTTGTAGTGTTACCAGCCTCAAAGTATGGAACCGTGCCGAGCGTGGCTGAATCAGGATGTGATGGTCCAAATTCGCAAGTTGCCCAATCGTATCGGATTGTAAGCTCAACAGTTCGAAGATCTTCGCTTGAGTAATCAAGATCACCAAAGTTTGCAGCCTTAATGAAAGGTTGTTGAAGAACCCAAGTCTCAACCACATCACCGTTTGCTTGAAGAACTTCAATTGTGATACCTCGAAGTCCGGCAGAGATTGAACGGTTCTTGGAGATGGTACTGAATTGGTCAGTGTCTGTGCTGTCTGGAACCATGTAACCAGAGTTGATAAGCAATTGGTTTGTGAGACCTACAGCATCTGGTGAAATTGGGTCAACTAATGCTAAGTTGACTTCTGACCATGAAACTTTGCCGGGGAAGTAGTATTTTCCGCCGAGGTAATGGTGTTCGGTTTCTCCAAGATCAAAAGATGGAGTTGTAACGCTCTTTGCCCACCACAGTACGCCACCTAATTCGGTGTTGTTTGTGTTCAAAGAATCAAATGTTACTCTAAATCGAAAATTTCTTTTAGGTTCGGTACCTGCTTGAGTCCAAAATGCCATTATACTAATCTCCCTTTATTATAAATAGTATCCATTAGAATTGTACTCCAGATCTTGTGATAATAAAGTCTACTGCAACAAATTCTATTGCTTTTGCTGGCTTCACATAAATCTTGGCGTACAAGATATTTCGGTCTTGTAGATCTGGTGTGGTAGTTGAGGAGTCCAAAACAATTTTGTAATCTGTAATACCGCCACCGGCTTTGATTCCACCCAATACGCGATTCGCACGGTTCTTAAATTTGTTCCATGTAACCTGAATGTT